CAGTTATAGTTAGGGAAGTTGGATAAATGAAATTAAGTATTATTAAAGATGTAGTGTTTCGTTCTATTGCTTTGTTTTTAACAATGGCATTACCTGCTATTGGTGCTGGTGCTTTCGCTGGTGTCGAACCAGTTAACTCTGCATTAATTGCTGGTGCCCTTGGTGTATCTAAGGTTATTACAGATTTAGCCAAAGCATTCTTAGATGATGGACAACTTACAAAAGAAGAAGTTGATGCAATATTTAAGAAAGCCAACAAGAAATCTGAAGGCGGCAAATAATAATGGGTTTACCAATTAAGAATGGTAAAATCACCACACCTTATAACAAAAAAGGTAATATGTGGAAATCAGGTTTTCATACTGGTGTCGACTTTGCAGTTCCTGAAGGAACAGAAATCATTGCAACTGTTGATGGAAAAGTTTTAGCCAACAACTGGGGTAAAGCATATGGCACCCAACTGATTGTTGAATCTAAAATTGGTGATAAAAAAGTGTGGATGATTTACGCTCACCTTTCTAAATTATTAGTTAAAGTTGGTGACAAGGTTATCAAAGGACAAGCGATTGCTAAGTCTGGTAACACAGGTAATTCATCTGGTCCACATTTGCATTTCGAGGTTAGAGATAATGTTAGATGGTCTGCTGGTAAACCAGTTGACCCTAAAGAAGTCTTAGAAGCATAATTGTTTAGCCGCTTCATAGCGGTAGTAACAATTGGGGTGTTAACTACTTTAATAGCATCACCATCTTATTCAGATGATGTGACAATTAATCTTGACCAATCAACACCTTATGTTGACATACCAGTAACTGTTACTGAACCAGTTGATGCAACTATCAGTACTGTTACTGGTACACCTCAAACTAATCCTGGGTTTATTGATTCTTGGATTGAAGTGTGGCAGGGTTTAAATAAACTTCGTGCAGATGATGACAGTGCTCATAGTGCTAGCAATGTGTTAGCATCCATCATCAATATGCCTTTGCAAGTTGGTGAATACTTTATTCGTGCAACATCCTTTGCTTATATGTGTTGCAATGCACGTCCTGCTGGTACTTATTTATTGTCTACTAACTTAACAGTAGCCATACCTTCACCAACACCATCACAGATATCCCCAACACCGACAGTGTCGCCAGAGCCAACGCCATCAGAAAGTGTGACTCCTTCACCTAGTCCAACCCCAACTCAGACTTCATCTTCGCCAACTCCTGAGCCAACACCTGAGCCTTCTTCTCCTTCTCCGTCACCGTCTGATACTCCTCAGCCAACAGAAAATCCAGAGGTTCCAGTTGGTCCAACTCAAGAGCCAGACGAGCCAGACCCTGTACCTTCTGTAGAGTTTTTACAGCCGACTGAACTTCCAGTTCCAGATGTTCAAGATACTTTAGAAGAAGTTGTTGATTCGTCATTTAACGATTTCCCTTCTTCTTTGGAGAACGACTTACCTTCATTGGAAGAGACTTTACCCATTGACGAAACTGAATCTCTTTTTGAATTTCTTCCAGAGTTTTCACTAGAAGCATTGCAAGAAACGTTCCAACAAATATCTGAAACCATAACTGCTGCATTTGAATCCGTTCCTGGTGGTGAGCAAGTACTTGCCGCCGCCGAGTTTGTAGGGGAGCAATTCACTGCTGCCGCAGAGTTTGCTACCAATCTTGGTACCGAGTTTACACCTGAAGAGCGCGAACAGGCTCAGCAGGTAATTCTTGGTGCTGTAATCGTAACACAATTAGCATCCCCTAGGAGGATAAAGTAATGAGAATCGCCAAATTTATTTGGAAACACCTCGATGCCTGGGCTGGGGAAGCCTTTACTTTGGCTGGGCTTTTGATAGCATGGATTGTACTCCCACCAGGGGATAGCCGAAACGTTGTAGGAATAGTTTGTGTTGGGGCACTTGCTGTTTGGACTTTGTTTAAGGTTACTTTAGATACGGATGATGATGCCTAAGATTTATGGGCCTTATAAGGGTTCTAAACAGAATAAAGGTAGACCGATTTACGTTGTTAAGACCAAGGGTAAAACAACTTCTGTCAACAAAGCCCGAAAGGACTATGAGGACAGGAACGGTAAACTTCCTAGAGGTACTGATGTTGACCATAAGGACAACAATCATAAGAATGATTCTAAGAGGAATCTTAGAACGTTACCTCATGGTAAGAATACTGCTAAGGAGAATAAACGCAGGGCTAAGAAAAAGAAGTAACGCCTGTTTTTGTTCCTGAACCAAGGAGATAGATGCTAGTTGAAGCATTAACTCTACTTGTCTTAAAGACACCATATAAAGATATGGGTCCTACACCTATTCAATGGCAAACGTTGAGGATGTGTGAGTCAAGTAATAGAACGAATGCTGTCTCTAGAACTGGTAAGTACCGTGGTCTTTATCAGTTTGATTTACCCACTTGGGAATCTGTTGGTGGTAAAGGAGACCCTGCTAAGGCTACAAGGGCTGAGCAACATAAGAGGGCAATGATATTGCACTCTGAACGTGGCTGGAAACCTTGGCCTGAATGTGGCAAAGTTGCTGCAAAAATTGAATAAAGTATTATAAGGAAAAGAGACCGTGTAGCCCCAACTACACGGTCTCTTTTTTTGTTTATAGGTTACTGATACGTTTCTTTTATTACTTGTTCTCTTGATTTGTTTGCATAGTTTAACCAATGTGATTTAAATGATTCGTTGCGAGTTTCTTTTTCTTTATCAAACTCTTCACCATTTAGTTTACTGATTTCACTTGGCATGAAATAAGAAAAGTATAAGGGTATCTTTTTGGAAACAATTCTATTAGTGTTCCAGAAAGGATAAGGTTTCTTATCTATTGTCTTTTCCAATTCTCTACAGGGTTAAGTAAATCTTTGTGAATCATTCTACCATACTGCATCTGTGTTCCCTTTTCCCAACCTTCTGCTGCTGGTATCCATCCAAGTATTTCTACTTCACGGAACTCTTTAGGTACAGGTATAACACCGAAGATTATTAAACCTTCTTTTTTTAAATCTTTTTCTCTAACTGCTGGACCATCTTGTGTTCTAACTCTACGAACTTCAATGTTAGTACCAACATCTGCTAAGTCTTTGTACTTTGCATGGTCTGCGCCTTTCCAAATGCTTGCTGACCAATACTCGTTGATGGCTTTGGCTACCGCAAGTTCACCTATTGCTGCGGCAACTTGTGCTGTTCTGTTATCTTCCATCTTCTTTGGGTCGTAGTGTGGTGCATCAGGTTTACCCCAATTGTTTGTATATCTTCTGATACCGATAGTACTTGCGTATTCGTATTCCCATGACTCTAATTTAATTATCATTATTCTCCAAGTAGTCTTCTTCGGGTAAACAGTTCCAACAAAATCCTTCGTATAATCCTTCTTCTTCCTGACAGAGGGTACAAGGTGGGAAAGGTTCTCTATCTAAAGGTGTTGCTGGTGTTACTAACGAACCGCATTGTCTACACTCGGCGTCTTCTAAACCGTATGCCGAAGGCATGTATCCAATTTCGTCAAACATTACTGACATACGAAACCAATTACTATTACAATTAGGGCACGTTGGTGTTGGTATGCCACGGTAGTCGTACTTGTTTTTATTCTTGGGTTTGTTCGGCATCTTGACTTTTCTTGTAATCATTGTCAACGAATGGTCGAGGTCCACCTAGTTCATCTATGAGTGCTTTCATAGCCCTGTCTACACGTTTACGTGCAGCATCAGCACTTATCTTTAACTCATTACCGACATCTTCTAGAGATGTTGATAAGGAACCAAATCTAAGTCTTAAAACATTTTGATGACGTTCATCAATTGATTCGTATGCTTGGGATATGTCTGCTCTCACAGCCAACCACGTGTTGCCTTCCGAGACAACACTTCTGTTTGGTCTGTAGTTAACATCGTTAACACCTATTGGTATAAAATATGATTCAGTTAAAATGTATGGAAGGAACTCTTCAATAATTGCTGGTTCATAATAGAATAAGTCTTGCACTTCGTAGCCAATAACTTTTGCTTTTTCTTTTGTGCAATACTTTTGTGCAGCGTTACGAAGTGAACGATTAATTAACTTGTTTTTATCTTTCTCGGAATGGTTTGTTTCCCATTCGTTTAACTTGTTGTTGTGGGTTATAAACCAAACCCATAGTTCTTGCTTGATGTCGTCGGCGTCTAGCATCTGATATCTTTTGCTATATTCGTATGAGATGTGAGTTACTAGACCACCGTAGTTGTCTAAATAATGTTGCACTATGTCCCTTTATGGGTTTTGATTTTAGTCTTCCTGACTAGGAACTCCATGCCATTTGCCTCGGAGTACCATAAGGGCAATTGCTGAATAGTTTAACAGGTCTATAAAGGAATCTTCTATAGGCTCATTCTTTGGCGTGTCTTTTGTTTCATATATTAGGTGATTAAGTCTGGCTATCTTGTCATGCATTCGTACAAGAAGCCCATTTAAAGCCCCTCCAGGGGCACTAGCAATGTTTTTAGGACCGTAGTCTAGTTGCTTCTTGACTAACAGTTCCCATGCTTCATTGTATATTGCAATAGATTCGAACTTAAAGTTCTCAATATCATAATCCATCCATGAACTCCTTAAGGTCGTTATCAAAATCTGCTGTTGATATTAGGGTAACGTATTCTTGCATCCTGTCATTGGCTTCTTTAGTGCTACCTGCCTGCACCCATGAGCCAATGATGTCTAACATTACTAAGGCTTCTTCTTGCTTTCCTTCTTTAACTGTGTAATAAATATCAGCCAACATTCTGAATATTGGTATCGGACCTGTTGTTGAATTAAGTTGTGCTGCTGCTAATGGTTTATCTTCAAACTGTTCGTAAATAGATTCATTAGATTTCCAAGACTGCTTTAATCTTGTCATTAATGTACTGTGCTCCATATTTCTGAAAGACACTGTTTACATCCTCTCCTAGTGGCATCTGCAAGATGCGCGTTGTGTTTAAACTTCTTTGTATTCTTTTGCCAAACTCCATGCCAGCATCGTCACCGTCTGCTAAGACAATGACTGTATCGAAATCTTCGAATACTCTTGGATAAAATTTCTTCCAAGACGTCGCACCTGGCGCACCAACCGTCGGGTGCGATGTCGTCGCAGCCATAGTTATTGTATCCATTTCACCCTCACAGATACATACATATTGTTTTGCTTTAAACAATGCTTCAACATTGTATAAAGTTGTTTCCGCCGAAGGTAAACCTAAATACTTAGGTTCTTCTCCGTTTAGTGAGCGGAATCGGATATCAACTACACCACTTCTTGTGATGTATGGAATTGAAAGTCGTCCTTGATATTGTTCATGACTCGGTAGTGGGTCTTCCACGACGCCCAGGTGGAACTGATTTGCTGCCTCCTGAGATAGTCCTCTCTCTGCCAAATAAGGTAACGCTTTTTCTACTGTCGTAGCGTACTGATGTGCTGCCTTGATTAAGAATTGTTTCTGCGATGGTGAGAGCCTCACGAAATGTTACCCCTTCTTGTTGTTGAATAATATTATATGCACTGCCTTTAACGTCGCAAGCAAAACATACAAACGTGTTGTCGTCAAAGTTTACTAAACCTGAGCGAATTGAATCATCATGAAAACAACAACGCATACTACTTTTACCCCACTGACGTGATGGTACCTTGCCGCCGTAATGTTTTAGTATTGGTCCAATAGGTGGGTTTTCAACACTAGCCATCAATATATCCTGCATCTTTTAACAGATACATATACATCCAGAATGGCATTGAAGCATACCATTCGCTGACATCAGTTGTTCCCTTACGTTTATGAATCACTGCACCTGTCTCAGCGTTAGCGTTCTCTACTTCTACTTTTAATTCTTCCATCCACTGACCAAGTGTCATAGTCTTATGGTTCTTTACTTCAAGTACCACATCAAATATTCCTGAGATGTCACCTTTATCTAGTGCACCTGTTAGTGCACGTCTTTCAGCAGGTATCTTCCACTTATCTTTAAGATAATTTACTACAGCAGTTTCAGCAGATGTTCCTTTTTGCTTTGACTTACTCATCTTCTTCCCACTCTTTACCATCTAGGGACATACATTGACTGCATAGTATTGCCCAACCATAGGCTACTTGCCCACCGTCCATGCCGCAACGTTCACATCTGACTACAACATAGCCAGAATCGTTCTCATTCTCCAGTGGTAACATCTTTTAACTGCATGCATGCTGGGTCAAATGAAAGCATCGTGAAAGTTCTACCTGTTGAATCTGCTCTACCATATCTATTCTTAACAGCAGCCACACACAGATAATTTCTTTCCCCTACTTCTTGTTGTCCGATAGTAAGAATTAGTGCAGGGATTTGGTTAACCATACCTTGTACAGCAGACCTTGGTTGACAAGGTGTTGCGTCAAAAGATTCCTTTGTATGATGCAAGATAAGTACACAAGCATTAGTGTCGCGTGCTAAATACTTTAACTCTTTCATTGCAGCACGCATACCTGAGAACTCTTCCATACCATCCATTGCAATATCCATAAGGTTATCTACCACTATAAGAGTTGGGCTACATCCCCATACTGTTTCAAATGCTTGAACAGATTCATCAATGTCCGACAAGGTAGGACTAGAATCAAAACTCCATTTAATATTTTCAAACTGTCTTAGTAAAGATTCTGCTTTATCTTTTTCAAACTTTAAAATGTTTTCTGCTTGTGCTTGGCTAACACCTGTTGCCATTGAGTACACACGCATACCCATGGTATGCGCATTGGTATCAGCAGAAATATAAAGTGTTGGTACTTGTGCTTGTACTGCTACTGCTAAAGCAATAGAAGATTTACCAGCACCAGGTGCACCTGCAACAAGATTTAATTCTGCTCTTCTAAAAACTATTTCGTTGGCTTGGAGACTTTTGAAAGCGGCGGGGAGTGGTTCCCCGCCTACTTCCTTCGCTCCGATAGCCCTGTAAAGGGTTCTCATTACTTCGCTTTCGCCATCTTATCTGGAACATATGAGTTCCAGTCTGGCTCAGTCTTCTTTAGATAAATTGTTTTACACTTATCTGTAGCGCCTTGGGGTGCTGCACAGAAAAATCCTTTGTATACCCCATATTGCCCTTGACCCTGAATTGCTGACATCTTCCCATGTAAGCAATGACGAGTAGGTGCATCACCAGTTGTTGTCATAGACGTTGCACCAAGTGAGGCTATCGCATAATCAATGTTGTTAGTTGGATTAGCCACGACTTGTGCAGGTTTACTTAAACCTACTGCTTCAGCGAACGCTTCTAAAGTCCCGACGAAGGTTTCAGAAGTAACTGCTGATGTAATTAATGTTTCAACTTCTTCTGTAGTATCACCACGGAATAGTGGGATAGTTCCATTAGGTAGTTTGAAACTTACCTGTATTTTTGATTCAGACATTTTGTCTTAGTCCTTATCTGTTTTGTTAAACCATTCGCAATGCTTAGTGTAACCGCATATTGAACAGTGGTTGATGTTTGGAAGAAAGTTACCTTGCTTCCTTTGACGGTCAAACTTATCCGCCAAATCTAATACCCTCTCTTTCGAGAAGAAATCTAATGATACTGGTTCAGTTGGTTCACCTTTACGTGCCATCCAATAAGAACCATACTTAGGTCTAACAC